TTTGGTATCCAGATGGAGGTAGGGCTTGACAGTGATTCTCCCAATGCTCTTTTCCTTTTTGTCCATTCAAGACAGACTATGCTATATTCTCCACAGGGTATTCAGATTGTAGCCTAAATGAACTTTTAAATTTTTTTTTTATTTATTTTTTTATGTATTTCATATTATAAAAATATGTCTACTAACATTCAAGAAACTCTTGCTATTGATCCCCCTAAAATGGATGAAGATAATGTTCCTGACCTTATTAAGGTAGGAGAAATTCAATCTAATATGGCTATGGATGTTACATCGGATGTTCTAGACCCAATTGTTTGTAATGATGTATCTTGCCGTTTTGTTCTACAAAATAAGGGCTATTTACATGATGGTTCAAGAATTACTCTAGCTGTAAAGAAAAATGCTTCTACTGCTAATGGTGCTTTCTTCCCACTCGGTATAGGATGTCATTCTCTAATATCTCGGTGTACCCTCCGTGTCGGAGGTCAAGTCGTAGATGAATGCCTGGATTACAACTTCTTTAAATCGTATGAGTCTATGTTTATTTCGAATGAAATGAATAAAGACCGTGAATCTGTTATGAGTGGTAGACAGATGTGTCACGAATTTGTTTATGATAATACAGCTGGTTCTCAGTCTAACACAGCAGCCCAGCAGTATGGTTTAGATACTGGAGTTGAACCTTTTGGTGGAGGATTAAAGACACGTCCTTATGTTGACCTTAACAGTGAACCAATTTTTTCTGTAACACTTGGAGAATTATTTCCTTTCCTAAAGGGTAAAAATTTACCACTTTTTGCTATGAAGCAAGAAGTAATGATTGACCTAGTATGGGAGCCTCTAAGTGGAACTGGTCGTGCTTCTGTTGATATTAATTCTTCTACTGGAACTGAATTTAAGATTGATACAGCAAATGTAAAACTTGTAGCAGATTATATTTTCTATGATGGTGCTGAAATGTCTAAGAGACTTGATAAATTTATGAAGACTCCTACCCAGTTTGTTTTCAAGGATTACAGACTAACAAAAACTTCTCTTTCTGATACTGATGCTCAGAATAGTGTAAGAAATCTTGGTGGGGCTGGACGGATTGTTACTCGTGTCATTACTGGTGTTCATGATGATAACAGAACTGATAGATATATGCTAAATAAATATTCTGCTATAGCACCTAAGAGAGATTATACTTCACCAACAAAAGAAAATGGAACACTAACTACAAATATTCGTATGAATGATTTTTTCGTATTTCCTATTGATTTAAGTAATAGTGCTGTATTATTTGACAAGACTGCTCGTGCTGAAAGGTCTTTCCCATTTGTTACTCGTGAAGAATATTCTGCTGAAGGTAATGTATTGACTTCTGAAACTTTCCATGGAACTGCTCAGAATGGTTCTACTGGTCTTCTTGGAAATTTCTTTTTCCAGTCATACAAGCTTCCTGTAAGTCGTGTCAATGCTCGTGGTCTTGAACTAACTACGAAATTTGATATTCTTCCGTCCCTTGCTGGTGGTCAAACATACACTCAGAGAACTTACATTGAAATTGAAAAGGTTGCTGAACTAAGGGATGGCTTCCTAACTGTAGGATTTAGTTAAATAAAAATAAATTACTTTTTTCTTTTATCTATATTATATAAATGTCTAATCAACCACAAGAACAATCTTATGTTGATGTGAAATTATTAGATTGTAGCCGTAGAGCTTCAATCGAATATATTTCTGGTAATGAGGCTAATAATGCTATATTTACAAATAAATTAAATTCTGGTATACAACTGGATGTAGGTGATACAATCAATATTCATTCAGCTATTGTATCAGAGAGAGGAGCTGGGGGTCAAACAATAGAATTAAAAGGAGAAAGAATTGACAATGTAAGTATTAAAAATATTACAACAGCAACAATATACAAAGAAGATACTACTTATTTAAGTAATGGGTATAGAAACTCTATTATAAACTATGATGCTATTACGTATAATTCATCAACATTTGAAAAACAATTGGATGATAATCAAGTTCATTTAACTTTACAATATTATAAAACAACGAATGGAGAAAATTGTTTTTCATTACCAAGATTATTTGCTTATAAAACCGTAAATAATATGAAAGATGTGTATACAGCAAATGATTGTAATGAGCAAGGTGCTACAATGACAAAACTTACAAATGGTGGATTTTGTGAAAGTGATTATCAAAGAGATAGAAGCAGAGATTCAATATATGATGATTATCGTATTCGTAATAATGAAATATCAAAAATAAGACAAGATGGTACAAAATATACAATATTTGTAAGATATGGAACATCATATATCAATAAAGATACAACAGTTCCAAAAATTCCGGATCTTACAATAAATTGTAATGCTAATGGAAGTCTAGATCCTGCTGTAGCTCCTTATACAAACTATAGAGAATTAAAAACAATTACAATACCAGCAGGGAGAAGGTCAGCCGATTTTATTGCTGAAGCATTTACTCAATCATTACAAAATGCCTCAAATCTAGATATATACCAATATTTTAAAACAGAAAATCAACCAAGTGGAAATACTGCTTATGATAATCAAGGAATAATATCAGCAACATACAAAACAGATACATTCAAACCTTTTTTGTGTGCTAATGGTTCTACTTTTAGTTCTTCTAATTTTAATGAAGCATCTACTTATGATGATAATGCAAGTATTGGTCAAGATAGTAGTATAGTAAGTCAAGAAAGATTAGATTGGATAAATAATTTTACATTTGTAGCATTTAAAAGACCTGAATTTGTAGAATCTGGAAGATATCATTGGTTAAATAATATTTCTTATGGTGGAATTAATTATTCATATATTACACATATAAGTGATGATAAATTTGGAGAAGGTGAATATCGAAGGACAACCATAGAAATAAGTCAAACTTATAATGATTTTAATTGTCAATTTTTATCAAATTGGTTAAAAACTCAAGAATTATATCCAGAATTTTGGAATTTAAGAAATGCTTCATCTCCTTATCATAATAGAACAGAATTTGAAGTTCAAGGACTTACTACAAAAACTCTGACGAATGCAAGTGAAGATAATATTTTAATCAATGGTTCTGCTTTAACGTTAGAACTTCCCTATCAGTATGTAAGTAAAAGAGAAATAACAATGACAAGTGCTTCTTTTACACCTAATACAGTAAAAGTAACAAATATAGTTGATACTGCTGACGACGAACAACGTATTTATTTTAATGGATTTACAAATTCTGTAATAAATGCAAGTGTTGAAATAGATTTTACTATTACAGATACAATGGTAAAGCCAACAATAGATAACTCAAGATTTTTACATTTAGATATGGTTCAAGCATACGATAATTCTTCAAAAACTCTTGCTGTCGATAGAAAAGAATTTGGTTCAGATATGTATTATAATGCTTCATCTCTAAATGAGCCTGAAATAATAAAATATAATTCACACTCTCAACCATTATTTTTTACGTATATAAAAGAGGATGAAAATAAATTTTATGCTAATCCTCAATATAATGATAATGTAAAACAATTATCATACGGAGCATTTTTAAAAGGTAAAAATGGTAATATCATGATAACAACAGAAAGTTTAGGAGGAATAGCTCAAGAATATTATAATAGTTCAGTATTTTTCATAGGAGGAGAAGAAGCAGTTCAAGATGGTCAATATGATAATATTAAATATAAAAGACATATAGGATATGACCCACATTTTACTGCTTATGGTAATGCTGCAATAGGATTATGGTCACCTTCAGTCAATCCTGATAGAGTAGATAATTTTAGAGTCGGATTAAATACAATGAACGATGAGGGTGAATATAATTCTTCAACAGATTTTGATGAACTAGGAAGATTAGTCAATGAAACTTATTTAGGTAGTGCTGAGCCTAAATTAACTTATGATACTACAAAAGATAGATTTGGATTTACAGATTTTTATACTCCAGAATATTTAGGTAATGAAGGAGGAGCAGGAGATGATAGTCAAGATAATCCTGTTAGAGATGGTAAAGCAAAAGTTTATAAAATAAATAAAAGATTATTAAGACAAAACTTTGCTCCTGGTATGGGGCCTTATATAGTCACAGAAGGTCAATATGTTTATAAAATAGATGGAACTACTCAAATTAAAGAAAATTTTGATATACCAAATTGGAATATTTATCCAATGTCTATTATAGATTCACATAGTGGTATAGCAATTGAGAGTTTTGGTATAAGTGAAAAAAAATGGGAAAGGTCTTTAATGGGAATATTAGGATTTGGATATGATACATTACAAGCACCAATATCAGCAAGTAATACAATGCAGCAGAGGGTGAATACATTTAATCAAAGCAAATTAAATAAAGTAACAACACAGGGAGAAATTAAAGTAGGAGATACATTGATATTTAATCAAAATATTTATGGAGCAATTATGTATAAACCAAATGTATTTTCTTCTGGAGGTCTACTCAATGCCTCAGTTCCAGGATCTAAAATGTATACATGGAACTCACCAATAACATTGGATACAGTTAGTATAACATTAACGGGAGATAGTGTACCAAAATCAATGTTAAATCCTTTTTTCTCAATTCGTAGTGATTTAATCGATGATACCTCAGCTTATTTCGGCTCTGTAGATAGTGGGCAAAATTTACCTGTAATGGGTATAGTATTGAAAAATTATAATTCTGGGGATTATGTATATGGTGAAGAATCTTCAGTTCAATTTACTGTAACAAAGCCAAAAGTAGTAACTAGTATAACAACAAGTATCACAGACCCTGATGGATCATATAGTAGAGTGGATGATAGTTCAGCAGTTGTATATAAGATTCAAAAAAATAAATCATATCCTATAAATTTATTACAAGAATTGTTTGGAAAAAAATAAAATAAAATATAAAATATAAAATGAAAGAAATTGTTTTGGAAGTAGATATTGTTGAAGAAATAAAAAAAATTAGTTTTTGTGATTTACTAAAAATAAAAATATTTTTAATAGTAAAAGAATGGAAGAGGTAACCCCCAGAGATATAAATAAGGTAATAAAAATTTTACAAGATTTAGAGGAATCTGATTTGATTACAAAGTTAAGAATTCATTTCGAAGAAATCTTGGATGAAGATTACGTTCCGACAAAAAAAGTATTTAGAAAAGAATATTATTCTGATACTGAAGGATCAGCAGAAGAAGAAGATTTAACATATACAACAGAGGATGAGGAAGGATTTCTAAGTCTTGCTTAATAATCATCACCATAAATTAATCTTTCAAGAACTTCTACATTTTCTATCAAGGTTCTTGTATATGATGAACCATCTTCAATAGACATATTATCATCACGAGCCAAACGACAAATAGATTTAAATTCTCCAAGCATCCAATCAAAATTTTCTTTTGTTTCTTTAATTTGTCTTTCTTCTTGAAGAATATTCTTTCTATCTTGTAGAATCTTAGAAATAATATCGAAAGGTAGCTGTGGAGTTGGAGCCATTGTTATTTTATACATACTATATATACGAGAGATATCTTTATATCGTTTTAAACCGATTAAATGACCCATATACCCTATAAATAGTCATAATATACGATTATAACACCCTTTAAACTAAAAATATGCCTCTAAACTACTTAAAGACACCCCTATTATACACGAAATTTAAATTTTATGTAGGAATGGGCCTCTTTAAGTGCTTTAGGGGGTCATTATTTAAGTTTTTTAATCGTTTTTTATGTTATTTAAAGGTATTTTAAGTCATTATATAAGATTATATAAGAAAAAAAATAAAAAAAATGTTATTCTATGGATCGAAAGGAACAATTTGCTTTTATTATAAAGGATTGCTTATCAGTTCTCACCCATTAACTAAAAAAAAAACTTTAGATGCTTATCTGTACCACGGAGAACATTTAATTTATGAAAGTAAAGGTAAAAATATTTTATATCAAATAAAAGTTTATACAAATTTCTGTAATAAGATTTACAGAAGAAAAAAAAATAATCAGAAAATATCTACAGATGATCATATTTATTTTTTATATTGTCTTACAGCTTTAATGAGATTAAAAATAATTAAGAATGATGAATGTAATGGGTATATGTGCTTTGGTAAAAAGAAAAAGAAAAAAATTATTTGTTAAATATTGTTTTAAGTTTTTCTGATAATGGTGTATAATACATATCTGTTAATTTTTCTTGATCATCTTCATCGAACTCAAAATCTTCATCATCCAATCTTTCTGCTTCTTCTTCTTCCCATTTTTCTAAAGCATCTCTGAATATTTTTTTGAATTCTTTATTTGCTTTAGTAAATGTATCAAATTCATTTTTTTTTATTCTATCTCTTACTGTAACAAATCCTTTATTCAAAGCATTAATGATTGGAGTATATTTTTTATCAAAGGCTCTTTCAGCTTTTGCTTTATCAGATTTTTCTTTTTTCTCTTGTGCTTTTTGTTCTTCTGTTTTCTTTTCTTTCTTTGGAGGAAATTTAATATCTATATCTTTATACATCTCATTTGCTATAATTTTTTCTTTGAGTTTCATTATACCTTCATCAGATCTTAAAGGACCTCTTCTACCTGGCTTTATACGAGCTTGACCTCTTTCAGTATTGTTCCATTGTTCGATAATATCTCGTAAATATTTTACATCTCTTATTCTATTGATACCTTGCTTAATCTCACTTAATTTTTTTCTTTCTTCACTTGCCTTTTTCTTTTCTTCAAGGGTTTTTCCTGTGGGTTTCTTTGGGGCTTCATCCTTTCCCTTTAGTTTTTTTCTTTCTTAGGTTCTTTCTTTTTTTCTGTAAACTTTGGAAATTTAAATGTAGCACTACTTTCTGACTTACCATCTACAGAGAAAAATAATTTAAATCCATCTGGTACATTCTCAGCTCCAGTTGATTTAATACCATTCTTATCGAATAAAATTTCTTCTATTCTTTTTACTTGGGCATCAGTCCATTGATATTGTTTTTTAAAATTTTTCTCCCATCTATCTTTGTATGCCTTTAACATATCTACTTTTTCTTTTTGTTCACTTTCTGCTCTTTCCTTTTCTGCTTTTATCAACCATGCTGGTTTTTCTTTCTTAGGTTCTGCCTTAGGTGCTGCCTTTGGCTGAGATCGGTTATACACATCAGTCAAATCAATTTTTCTAAAAATAAATGGTTCTTTAAGTTCTTTTCCCTCTCCAAATCCTTTTATAATTCTACCCAAAATTCCATTATTTATATTTCTTCTTGCTTGTGCTACACTCGTAGCAAATCCAGTTTTCCCCAAATATTCTGATAAAATATTAACTGCTTTGTTGTATGCTGTTTTCATTTTGTTTGTGTCTTTTGATTGATATGCTTTTTTGAGTTCAGGGGATAATGCTTTTGTAAATAATTCTTTTATTTCTTGTCCTTTACTTTCAAATGTGTTTTTTTCTTCTTTCTTAGGTTCTGCCTTTGGCTGTCCTTTTAAAATTGATTCAAGTATTTTTACATCTTCTTCTGCTTTGTCACTTTTAAGAAATTTCATAGCTCTTTGTAATACTTCTGTTTCAGGTTTTGTAAATTTACTTGTTTTTTTCTTATCAATTATAGACCCAAGAACATTTATGAGTTTATTCTTTCTATTTTGAGGCATATCTACATATCCATATTGACTGGGGAGTTTATTATATTGTGAAATTACATACTTTAAAATACGGAAAAACTTTTCTTCAGATGTTTCTACTTTTTCTTTTACAGGTGGTGCTTCCTTTGGCTGAGGTTTAGGCTTTTTATTATGTAATGATAATGCTTTATCCACAATATCTTGTTCTGATTTAGGACATAATTTTAATTGTGGTCTTATGTCTTTCAAATCTTTTATTGTTTCCATTAAATCTTTTTTACTTGAAAAATCAGAATCTTTTATTTTTCCTCCCTTTTGTTCATATAAACTAATAACCGACCGAGCATTATTTACGGCTTTGATACATCTATTTTTTTCAACTTCATTTAGTTCCTTTGGCTGAGGTTTAGGCTTTTTATTTTTTATTTCTAGACCCTCTGGCTTACCTGGCTGAACTACAGCCGACCCACTAGGCTTCTTGGTTTCTCCTAATACTTTTCTTTTAGGTTTTCTTGCTTCTAGTTCTTTCTTCTTTTTTCTTTCTATAATTTTTTTCTGAACTTCTTTTGCTTGTTCAGTAAATTTAACTTTCTCTCCCTTCTTTTTACCTTTCTTAGGTTCTTCCTTCTTAGGTTCTTCCTTCTTAGGAACAGGCTTCGAACCTATCTTCTTCGGTACAGATGTTTTTGGAACCATATCCTTTGTAGCCTTCTTTACAGCTTCTTTTTTCAATTCTCTTTCTTTCTTTTTCTGTGCTACAGCCTTCTCTTGTTTTTTTTCTTCTGCTTTCTGCTTCTGTAATGCTGTCTTTGCCTTTGGTGCTATTACCTTTTCAGCCTGTTCTAATGTAATCTTCTTACCTCCTTTACTAATAGATTTTTCATCGTGATTTATTGTAAATCCCTTTGATTCTACAAATTTTTCCAATTCAGCTTGTTTTAATCCTGTAGGGATTTTTATAGTAGCTTCTATGTTATGTGCTTTGATAATTTTACGGATCTGAGCAGATGTAAGTTTAGCCATTCTTTATATGTTAAATACATAAAAAAAATATATTTTAAATATTATAAATGTTTCATAAAAGTCATTTAAGGGTAAAGTGAGACTTATGAATATGTAATAATGAAACAAGTAAAAATATATTGTATTGAGGATATTAATGATCTCAAATATATTGGTTCTACTACTCAATCTTTAAATCAAAGATTAAATAAACATAGGTTTCAAAAAAGATGTGATAATCATATCACATCTAAAAAATTAAATTTATACAATTGTATAGTATATGAATTAGAAACATGTGATGAATATGATAGAGATGAACGTGAAAGATATTGGATTTTAAATACTGATTGTGTGAATTTTCATATTCCAGGAGGACAATCGGAAGAACAACTTAGAGAAAAAAAAAAGATATACACAGATAAAAATAAAGAAAAAAAAAGAGAATATGATAAACAACGTAGAATACTTCAAAAAGAAAAATTAAAAAAGCAAAAAGAAGAATACAGGAATAAACCAGAAAATAAACTACGTCAGCAAGAATATATGAAAGAATATATGAGAAAAAATAAAGAAAAAAAAAGAGAATATGATAAACAACGTAGAATACTTCAAAAAGAGAACAGGACAGGATTCGGTATTTAAATAAAAAAAAAATATTATCTAATAACAAAGATGAATAGTATACCATGGCATAAGAGCCATTCAAGACGTGAAATCCTTGATATTATAAAATTATTTAAGTTACCTATCGAAGATGCTGAAGATTACAATAAAAAAATATTAAGTGAAAAATTATTTAATGTATTGTATAATGAAATAGATTTTATTGAACCAGATAATGATTATTATGGTATACAGAATTTACATGAATTGAAAGAATATTTAATTAAGCCAAATCAAAAAAAAATTCTTTCTGTAAAAGATAAAAATGAAATAATGAAGATGTCAAAATTAATCATACAATATTGTAAAGTAGGTTATTGTGTAGAATTATCTTACTTTAATACTATAGATGAAATTTATTGTGAAGCTAGAAGACTATCTCAGTTTGGTGATATACCTTCTGTAAGAAGAATGTGTCAAATGTTAAATAAAAATCCTCATAGTAAAGAAATTATTTTACCAGTTGTCTCTAAAAAAATTCAAAAAGATTTGGAAATAAAACAATTAACTCAAAGAAAAGTGTTTTCTATGCTAACTGTAAAGAAAGAAAAAGTGATTTTGTCGTTTGATTAAAAAATAAATAAATTCGGTTTTTTACTTAAAAATAAAATCTAACTATGTATTAAAATGGAACAAAAAAACAAATATCACAATGGAACAATTTACTATTTATTCGATAGAAGAAATAATCGGATATACATAGGAAGCACCTGTAAAGCTTTTAAGAAAAGAATGTATGATCATGATTATGATTTTAGAGCTTGGAAAGGAGAATGTGGAAATAAATTACCAAGAAGCTATAGAACATCTTTTGATATTTTAATTCAAGATGAATACGAAAAAGGTATATTAGAAAATTTTAAATGTGAAAATAAAAGAGAATTAGAATACAGAGAAACCGAATGGATTATGGCTTTCAGAGAAAAAAATATTGAAGTTGTAAATAAATATCAACCTAATAAAAATGCTAAGCCTATTCTTCCTCATCAGTTTTTTCCTCTGCCTTCAGAGGTTGTTTAACATACTTACTCATTGCTGTATGGGTGCTATGAGCCATCATATCAGCATCTTTTTCCATCTCTTCTTTTACATGACTATATTTATGAGATAAATATATTTTACGTAACATATTAGTTGATATACTCTTACCTAATCTCTTTTTAAAAGTTTTTATTAATACTTGGCTGATAGCATTACGTGTCATAGGTTCTCCATCATTTCTTGTAAGAAGATACTCAGATGGTCCTATATACTTCAAATAAAATCTCATTACTTTTTTTAATTCTGGACTGAGTTCAATACACTTCTCCGAATATTTTCTAGATGTTTTAAAATCGTTGAGGCAAAAAAACATATTATTTTTTTCCATTACAAGGTAATTGGTTTCTTTTTTTTCTTCATCAGTTAATTTATTGTATTGTCTCTTTTTAATTATTTTCATACCAGCCAAATCATTTCTCATTGGTGCTACTGAATGAACATTTAAAATCATATAAACTTGTAAGAGAGACCTCTGCCGAGTATTTAATTTCTCCAAATTTTTTACTTTCATATTTTTTAATTCTTCACCAATATCAGAAATAACCTTGTGGAGTTCTTGCATTGTAATAACATTTTTACCTTGCCGTTCAGACCAAGTTCCAGTTGCTGTTTCTTCTTCGTATTTTTGATTCAACTTGTCTCGATACTCAGAATATTCTTGAATTAAATCATCTGTATTACCTTCATCATTCATAGCATACAAATACATAATAGCAGAATTGATATAATTTCTTACTGTAGAATAATGTAACTCCTTACCATTTTCTTTTTTTTTCATTAGATTTTCTTTTACTTTAGAAAGACTTTTTAGCCAATCAATACCTCCTTTGATCTCACCATCATTCATTATCTTTGAAAGTTTTTTTATGTTTGCTATATACATTTTTATTGTAGAAGGTTTGATTTCCTTCTTCAATGCTTTACGATTATCAATGATTTTTTGTTCCAAATTTTCATCCATATTTTAATATACTTTAAGATTTTTTTTTTAAATATTTTTATTTACTATTTTGGAACATTGTTTTATTTTCTGAGAAAGGAATATTTAAAATATCACATACAATTTTTTTTAAGATACCTCCTAACTCTACATCTCCAATATCTTTATCTCTGAATCTATCCTTATTGATTGTATTATCATTATGACAAATACAAATAATTATTTTTGAGGCATCAGTACAAAGGCATTTATTTTCATTGAAGTCTATCATACTACAGCCCTCCCCTTGAGAAGATTTTTTAAATCCTCCCATTGACCTCGAATGTTTTTTTGTATACACCATTCCCGACTCGTGAATCATTCTTTTTTCTCCACATTCAATTCCAGTTAATTTAAAATTATCATCTGGATAACAAAATATCATTCCTTTTGTTCCAACTAATGAACACCTTTTATCACTCTTCATTACCTCCATACTATGCTTCAACCATTGAGGTAAAAAAATATCATCTGAATCTAAATTAGCACATATCTTGTAAGATGCTATTTTATTAGTTAAATAATTTCTCTTTTCACCTATTGACATTTTAATATTTCTGTATTCATACTTAATAGGAAATCCAATTATTTTTTCAACCTTTTTTATTTCTTCATTTGACTTAAATAATTTTTCATCAGATTCCCCATCCTTCGAATCTAATATACACCACTCTAATCGGTCTTTAGGATAATCTAATTGTTGTAAATTAAAAATCATTAATCTTAACCACTTGGTTCTGTTATAGCAAGGGGTTACGATACTAATTGCTGGATATTCCATTTATATTATAGCATATAAAATATTTAAATAAATGATACGAACTATAAATGAATTGGTATTGGTGGATTATGTGCCGAAAAATGTCTTATACAATTAATAATTGGAAAATAAGAGGTCTCATTTGTGATGATTACAAAAAATTATACGAAAAAGTAATGAATACAGAAAGATGTGAATTATGTAATGTAAAATTTGATGATACAATTAAAAATCAAAGATGTATGGATCACGACCACCATACAGGATTGTATAGAAAAACTCTTTGTAGAAGTTGTAATGCCCATTATAAAACGGCTTCTCCAAAAATAAAATGTAATAAAAATACTAATTCATCACATTTATTTATATCATTAGCAAAAACAAAAAATAAATCTGGTAATTATTCTTTTACTTGGAGATACGACAGAAGAACAGATATCAGAATAAGAAAATGTTTTAAAACATTAACAAAGGCAATTGCTTTTTCATTCATTCAAATACTTAAAAATCCTCTTCAATAGAACCATCCTTTTTTTGCATTCTCATTAAAATCTTTGAACTCTTGCTTTATCTCTTCAATAACAGATTTAATCTCAATAATATCTTTACTTATTTTTTTTATATCGTCTGACATACGTTCAATCGGTTTTTTTTCCTCTGGTTTTTTTGAGATAGTGTTTGAGTCCTCCATTTAATTTTATCCAAGAAAATAATTTTTCTCGGTCTTCTACAACTAAATCTTTGTAAAAATCTTTTGCTGTATGGTCAATTTCATACCTTGGTAATCCTCCAGCATTGATACATCTATGTTTGCTTATATGTAAAAACGAAGGGGAATATAATTCGTGTAGATGATTATCTACGTACCAATTTTTAATTTTAGGATTGTAAGCAAATTTAAAAATTTCGTAGTGTTTCTTTGATACTAAAAATTGTGTTAATATTTGGGTGTTACCATTAAAACATCCTGCAGCTCCGATATCTTTCGTGCTTTTAAGATTTGTGATACAAGCTTCCAACCAACCATTATCAAGGTACATAATATCATCTCCAGCAATGTAAAAGTAGTCATTATTTTCTTGAATTGCTTTTTCATACAAATGATTCCAAATATAAGAAAGGTATCCCTTATGTTCATCTCTATCAATGGGATAAAATTGGATATTAACATTGCTCCAAGTTGAAACCAAATCATATAATTTTTTTCTTTGTGCTTTGTCGGAATAAATTCTGTCATCTTTATCAACTCCAATATAAAATTTATACTGATAATCTGAAATTCCTTTATTTACAAATGATACAATGCTATTCCATAAATAAGTATCTGTAATACAAAACCATTCTCTGTTTCTTGTTGTTGAAGGAATTAAAATTGCTACTTTCATTTATATATCTTCAATAAAATAATTTTTAATATTTTCCTTATGAAAGTATTTACTTAAACCTTCGACTCTATCATCCGTCCAACAAGTAATATTCATATATACATTATTTAATCTTGTATACCCTGTTACAATAAATACAATGTGTTCCCAAGATGGAATATGAACCTTTTCACAATTTGGCTTATTGTAAATATCTCCTTTACGTTGATAATCATCTATAAAATAATTTGGATTGGTTTCAGGGGTTTCTGTGATCTTTAATGTTCCATCTTCGAGTTTTTCTGTTTGAGGTAAAAATTCTTTATAATTACAATCTATTCCCATAATATGAATATCATTGAATCCAAGTATTACAGAAAATAATACAGCTACTGAACCACTACACCAACCCACAAGATACTGAAAAGGATTTCCTCTTTGTTTTTGAAAGTCTTCCAAAAAAAGAACTTTTTGATTTTCTTTTAATTCTGGACAATCCTTTAAAATACTTCTACTTAATAAATAACCACCTTTACATTTATCATCCTCAATCATTTTTTTGATATCTTTATGATTCGAATGTAATACAACATGGTCTACACAAACATAATAATCTGGATACCAATCAATCTTTTCCCAGTGTCTATAAGCTAAACACATACCAATTGTTTCATCCTTGATTTTTGTAAAATCAAAATCCTTTAAAGTTCTTCCATTTCCAATCACAGTACATTTTCGAATTTGACCTTCTTCTGACATTTTATAATATTACAAATATTTTTTTTATATCATTTTAACTTAAATGCCTGAAGAATCAGATGCTGTAATTGAAATAGATAAAATGTCTGTAGACCAGTTTGCTGGTGCTGTTGTGCTTATACTAGGAGCTATAGGCTCTTTACTTTTAGTCGTGTGGCAGAGCAAGTGTCATTGTAAAGTAAATCTATGTTATATTTTTCAGTGTGAAAGAAGACCACCTAATGAAGATGAAATGAAATCATTGAAAGATCAAGCAAAAAAAATGAATAAAAAACAAGATAAAATAAATAAAAAAGAAGAAGATATACTTGAAAAAGAAGAAGAAATTTTACAAGAACAAAAAACACCTAGACTGATACCTAAGACAGCAAGTGGTAAGCCACTCATGGAGCCAGAGCCAGAGCCAGAGCCAGAATTAGATAAACTCGTTTGATTACTTAAGATTAAATCTTTTCTTATACATAGAAATATTTTTTTGTAAAGATGTCGAATCCCCCCATAATAAGTAATAACTTAGAAACCCTGCCCTCTTATAATCACCAGTCTTCAGATCTTTTTTATGTCTTTCTCTGTACCTCTCTCGTCTATCTTTGTCCTTATGTTGTAAATAGTCTGACATCCCAGCACTTCCAAAGTGAGTGGTCTTAATTTTTTTCATTTTACCATCTACCTTATGGCTGAATACAGCTGTATACTTTTTTCCTTTTGCTGTTGATGGAGTTATTTTCATAAAAACAGGCATTATTTTATTTTATATGTAGATAATAAATCTATGGTAAAAATAACTTACAAAGGGGAGACCAGAAATGTTCCAGCCCAATACTTAAAGGGTCTCAAAGGTAAAGACAGAGACAAACAAATCAAAAGTATTTTCGAAGGAACACTAAGACCTAAAACAAAAGCCCCAGAAAAAAGATCTTCTTACGTTGCTCGTTTTGAAAAAAAGTATGGTGTTAAGATTACAAATAGAAATTTTATTGATAAGAATATTATTACTAAAACAGGTCAAAAAAAAATTTTAGATAAAGGTAAGGGAGCTTACTTTTCAGGTGGTAGCCGTCCTAATCAAACACCAGCATCGTGGGCAAACGCAAGACTTGCCTCTGTTATTATGGGTGGCCCAGCAAGAAAAGTTGATAAAGATATTTGGGAAAAATATAAAAGGTAAAAAGAAATAATTCAAGATTAAAATATTTAAAAAAAATGTTGCTATAATATATAAAATAAATGAGTAATAATATGTCCCCTTCTTTTATCCTTCAAGAAAAATTTAATCTTCATAGAGCAAAAAAACTTTTACATACAGACTTGCTTGATGATGAAACAAAAGCAAGTTTAAAGAAATATATCAAGTATTCCAATAATAGTAAAGTTAATGTTAAATATACCATTAATGATATTGGAAGATTATCCATACGTATAGATGATATAAAAACCGATAAAGACGGAAATCCCAAAGATACCTGCCGTTGTCAATACAATATGTATAATGTTGTAAAGGCTACAATCTGTGATGGTATCTATAAAGACTTAGATGTTCAAAATTGTCATCCTAATATTCTACTACAAATATTCGAAGGTAAAGGCTACAAAACAAAATGGTTAAAAAAATTTATTGAAGATAGAGATATTATTTTTAATGATTTCAAAAAATCTGGTATTGACAGAGCAACAGCAAAAATTTTATTTATGTGTGTTTTTTATGGAGGTAAGATTGATACTTGGAAAAGAAAAAATAATGTAAAAGGTGTTCCAGAAATATTTTACAAACTTGAAAAAGAAATGATTAAGAATCGTGATAAATTATTATTGGAAGATGGAATGATGAAATATCTTATTGAAGCAGAAACAAGAAAAGGTGAAAATGGTTTTAATATCAAAGGCTCAGCCTTATCATACTACATTCAAACTCAAGAATGTAAAATTTTATTATGTATGTATAAATGGTTAACAGAAAATAATTTTAAAGTTGGAGCTTTGATACATGATGGCTTACATGTTGAAGCATCAGCACTTGATTCAGAATATATGGAAGATTATGTAATCTCATTAGTTCAAAAAGAAATTTTAAAACAAACTGGATATGAAGTAAGACTCAAAATAAAACCCTTTGATGTACCAGAAGAAGTCAATGAAATTATTACTGTTGGATCTGATGAACAAGCTGGTTTACTCATTACAGAAGATATAAAAAATATTTATGTTGAATGTCAAGGAAGAAAATTTATGAAAATAGATGATGTATGGAATAGTGAGGAAAAAAAACACAAAGAAGAACTCAGAAAAATTATAGCACAGAAAAATATTTATTTAGATGAAGAAGGAGCTATGAGACCCTATTCCACAATGTCATCAGGCAATAGTAACATTATGAAATTTGTTTATCCTACAGAAGATGAATATTTTTTAGAAAAATTATTTCATACTAATCTCAGAAAATTATGTTTTAAAAATGGTTATTGGAATTTTACTGAAAAAAAATTTTGTAAATATGATGATACAATATATACAGCTGTCAAAATAAATAATAATTATACACCATCTACAGAAGAATTTCGGAGGCAAGTCTATGAAAAAATTTTAAATCCTATCTTTGCTAATAATGATGAAATGAGAGATAGTTGGCTCAATACAACAGCCAGAGCATTAGCTGGTGATATCGAAGACAAGAACTGGGTTGTCTGTATGGGTGAGAGAGATTGTGGTAAAGGTGTTCTTGTTGGTATGTTAGAAAAAGCTTTTGGAAATTATTGTAGGGCTACCAATGGAGAAAATTTTGTTTTCAAAAATAATATTGGAGATAGTGCTAAAAGTTTATCTTGGTTAGTTCCATTTGAATTTAAAAGATTAATTTTAACCAATGAGATTACAAGAGATGAAGATAATACATACAAGATGAATGGAAATATTTTAAAGAAACTTGCTAGTGGTGGTGATACAATAGAGGCACGAGTTAATCATAAGGATGAAATAAATTTTGTTACACAGGCAAGACCAATGATCTTTTGTAATGATTTGCCTCCTATTACTCCAGCCGATGCTAAAGAAACTTCTTATATTTATTATTTCCCTTCAAAATTTATTGATGATGAAAGAGTCGGAACTACAATCAAAAATGAAGAAACAAATGAGATAATTATTTCATACCATAAGAAAGACGATAACATAAAATCTTGGAGTAGGTCTCAAGACGTAATAAATGCTTTTGTGGATATACTCTTTGAAAGTTATTCAGAAAAAAGGCCATTACCAAAATCAATGGAAGCAGCTCAAAAAGATTTTAAAGAAGGTGAATCAGAATACACACTATTCGATGATTTATTATTATACAAGGGGCAGACATACAAGAGCTGGGATGATGGTAATGTTGAAAAGATTGTTGGCTTTGATGATGTTGTATCTACAAAAAAACTCAGATACCTTGTTGTAAAGAAAAAGATAAATATGAGTCCTCAAAAATATAATAAGTATCTTACAAGTAAAGGTGGTATCAAAGGAAAAATAACAAGAGATGGAAAATCATTTGATGGCTGGAGAAATCTCAGAATTGAAGATGATGATGAATGAGATTACTAAAGATTACAAATTCGGAAATTTTACCTTCCCTGAGAAACTTTTTTTTTATACTATATATACAATAGATGTTATACAATATATATAATATATATATTATATATTTTTAGTAATTTTAGTAATTTTAGTAATTATATATATATATATAATATATATATATAGTATAATAAGACGATAAGAGACCATAAAAAATATTACCAAAAAGATTACCAAACTTCTTCAAACATTACCAAACTTAGTAACTCTTCTTCGAATCCTTCTTATCTTTAGAACCTTTCCGACCCTTGGGGGCAGTATAGCCTTTAAAAACCTTTTTAGGATTTACTTTTTTATCTTCTTCATTTTTTTTAGGTAAGTTAAAGCATTCTTCATTGTCATACATAACAGGTTTAGTATGTTTCGGCATTTTTATTATAATTATTATAATATTTTTTTTATATTTAGAATATTATAAAAATGTCATTGGTAATATTGTCAAACACTTCACTCAATGAAAGTGAATTGGATCTCGGTGGTGGTATTGATAAAGCATATTCTTTTACTAATACACTACAGACTCCTATTGTAATCCCAAAGAATTCTGAAGTAGCCCTACAAAGTTTAAAAATAAATAAGGATGGAACATTTCAAGTAGCAAGGTCAAATAATTTATTTTATCAATACATTGGAAAAAAGTTAACAGATGATTTTACGTATGATTTATCTACAAGAAATGTAGCCTATACTCGTATCTTTCCTCAAGGAGAAGTAAATGCTGAAGAATTTGCTAAACGTGTACAGACTGCTCAGAACAAAGGAATTTATCATCCTGACTTTCAAGGACTAGCAACTTGTAATGTAAAAAGAAATAGTTCTACAAGTTTCGATGGATATAGTTTAACGTATGAGAATAGAGATTCAGCATCAGGAGTCAAATATCGTCCAACTAGTGACAGTAGTCCTACTAATCAAGTAGATTTAGTAAAAGCTACATCAGAATCAACTGGATGGGAGTATATTGCTGCTGATCATAAATTTAATAAAACATCTGCTGATGGTGGAGCAAGATGCTTTGCTCAACTTAGTCATGCTCCTCTCAGTCTACATCAATCACATTTTAAAGTTGCTTTCAATGCTGCTTCTATATGGAATATTGGTCTAAGTAGATATTGTAATCCTGAAGCAAATTACGTTGATAGTCAAGGTAAAACTCAAGTAGCAAATTGGAAACAACCAGATTATTTTTCAGATAATGGTGAAGGTTTTTATGATTTTGTAGCAAGAAAAGAATTTAATGTAGCAACTTCAGTTTATGAACTAAGACTTTATCACACTGTATGGGATGAAGATATACAAGAACTTGTTTATGAAGAAGTAGAATATTATGGATATACTGGGGCTGAATATACTACTCCTTATAATCTTTCAACAAATGCTTCAGCTTTTACAAATATAGAGTTTTTTATTGATGGAGAAATGGTAGAAGTATATTTGGAAAAAGATTCTAATGTTGATAGGACTCTGGTATGTAGCCCTGAACTTGGAACACCAGCAAAGACAAATTATTTTAAGCCAGTTAACCAGTCTTGTGCTTACTTGTATGGTAAATGGGAAATTGATGGAGATGCTGATGAACACCTTATCCTTCATGAATATGGTGGTAGAAATCTAACTGGATTTAATTATGATGGTATTGATACTACATTATCTCATAAACTTCCTCTAAAAGATAGATTAATTAATTTTGATTGGTGGAATACTCTTCAGTGGATAGGAACTCCTTGGTATGCTCAAAATGTAGATTCAAGAAAATTCAATATAATGGATGATGCTCATATCCATACATTTGTAAAGTCAAATGCTTCTGGATATTCACTATATACTACCGTTCTTGTATTATCAGAAAGTGAAAGATATTTCCAAAGTAAATTTGCTAATACAGAAGAAGTTCTTGGATTCCTTGGGGCTTCTCCAGTAGATAATCCTACAAGTTTTAATGCTTCAAGTATTACATTTACATCTTCAACAACTCCTAAATTACAATCAAATCAATCTGTATTTGTAAGATTAAATGGTCTTACACAAAGAAGCACTAATGGAGCTACTGGTAATCAGTCTGCTATCATTCACCATTGCCCTCGGTTTGATAATAGTGGAAATGAGACTGGAGGCCTCTTTTTCGAGGTCGGAGAAAAAACCTATCTTGACATCTCAAATTCAACAGATATTCAAGTAAATAATTTAGGCATTGATTTCGTAGATAAAAATGAAAAATATGTTGAAAGTATTGTTGGTTCTTCCGTTGTAGTGCTACATATTCGCGCGAAAAAATAAATATTTAGTTTATAATTTTTTTAATATTTTTTTATGTATTTACAATAAAATATAGAGTATAATATAAAGAATGTCAAATATTTTACCAGAAATTGTAAATGATCCTGATTTAATAATTGAGACTCCGCCACAATCTGATACTGAGGACGATGAACCTGAGCCTGAACCTGTCCGAGAAAATATTAACACAGATGAAATATTTGTAAAGCAGAAGAAGACGGATGAACCTGTAGTAGCACCAGTAAAGAAAGAAAAAAAACCTCGTAAGCCTATGAGTGAAGAGCATAAGGAAAAATTAAAATTAGCAAGACAGAAAGCTGTAGAGACAAGAAAAAAAAAAGCAATAGAAAGAAAAGAATTAAAAGAATTAGAATCTAAAGCAGAAGTAAAAAAGAAACAAAATAAAAAAAAAGAATTGGAAGATATTGTGAATGATGTACCACCACCAAGACCAAAGGCTGATATAGACCCTGATATTATACAAAAGGCTATCGATGAAGCATTAGTAAAAAATGAAATGTTACGTCAACAAAGAAAAGCTGAAAAAAAGAAAAAGCTTGAAGAAGAAGTAGAAAGAAAAAAACATGAAGAAGCTATTAAGCAAATGGTATATCCACCCAAGGCATACTATGGAGACCAAGGATTTTTTTCAAAGAACGTTTTTTTCACACAATAAAAATATAATATAAAGTATAATGAGTTTCACTGGAGACAAAGATTCTGATAACTACATTACTAATGCTGAAGATTGGAAAAGAATAAAAGAATACATTCCAGAAAATAAAAAAATATGGTCTCCTTTTTACTGTGATGGTAAACAGAAAGAATATTTCAAAGAAATGGGATATGATATTATACATGAAGATCGTGATTTCTTTTCATATACTCCTGAATATGATATTGTAATTGATAATCCACCATTTAGTAAAAAAAAAGATATATTTGAAAAATTAAAAAACTTAGATAAACCATTTATCATAGTTGCTCCAAGTGTAATGTTATCATATAAATATTTTCAAGATCATTTTAAAGATCATTTACAAATAATTATTCCATACAATAGAATAAAATTTAAACACTTAGATAGTATAAATAAAAATTACACTCCACCATATGCTTCATATTATTTTTGTTATAAAATGAATTTTGAAAAAGATTTATTGTTTATATAATATAAAGATGGAAGGTCCTCAAATTATTCCCATAATAGATGAAAATACTGGAACAGCAAAATATCATCATCCTAACTTGCCTGATGTAGGTGTAGGAGTTAAAGGAGCTGGTGAATGTCTTCTTATGATTTCACCGAGACAGACAGGAAAAAGCACCATAATCAGTTCACTTTTTCTAAATGATAATTTTTATGGTCAAGATTTCTTCCCTGGGGGTGTAGTTGTAATATCACCAACAATTAATATGGATTCTACATCAAGATTTATGAAAAAAAGATTTGAGTGTCATGATACATATAGCCCTCAATTAATTCAAAATATTATTGAAAGACAAATGGCTAAAGGAGATGATGATCCTACAAAAGAAATTGCTTTAGTATTAGATGATTGTGTCGGAATGCTAGATAGTAACATAGCAAACCTTGTCACCAGAAGTCGTCACTTTGGAATCTCCTTACTTGTTATATCGGTACAAAAATTCAGGGGGGCTGTGGATCCCATTATAAGAGCTAATGCAACATCTGTGATTGTAGGAAGTCCTTTCCCTAATCAACGGGAACTTTCTGCCATTTCGGAAGAGTTCGGGGATTTGTTCAAGGGCAGTGATAACTGGATGAAATTATATAAACAATGTTGTAAAAAAAAATATGATTTCTGTTACATGAAATTATCAAAAAATCCTCCTGAGATGTATCATAACTTCCAGAAAAAAATTGCTACTGGTGGGACAGATCAAAGTGAAGAAGAAAAACAAGATGAACTAAATAAATTAGAAAATATCTCTGAAAATTAATTTGTATATAATATTATAAAATATGGATGGCTATAACATGAGCAGTGCTATTTCCCTTGGGAACTCAAGATTACAAGCAGTTCAAAACATGAATGAAAGTATAAGAGAATTTAATAAGACAGCAATTGAAAATGCTTCGAATGCTGCTAAAGTAGAAGTGGGGAAAGATGAACAAGAAGGTATTATGTCTGGTATTAAAGATGCTCTTACAGAATCAACAGCTATGAGTAATTTTAAAACATCACTAAACAATTTCAATGAATCAGTAAAAAATGCTGGAAAACCTGGATTTACTGAAGTAAAACCAACACCAGATGAATTAAAACCTAAAGCTGCTGCTGCTGGTGAAGAAATAGATGAATTAGCTGAAAAGCCTTCTGCTGCTATTACAACAAGTGAAGGAACATTTGCTGAAGGTTCTGATGTATTAAGTAAAGGTGCTAAGGGTGCTGAAGAACTTGGAAAGGGTGCTAAGGTAGCTGGAGCCTTAGGTAAAGGTGTAGGAGTTCTAGGAGGTCTTGTTTCATCTGGTATGGATATAGAAGCAGAATATAAAAGTCTTAAAGCAGGAAAAGGTCTTGCTGGAGATAATTTTGGAGAAAAACTTGGAAATCTTGCTACAATTGGAGGAACTGCTTTAGATATGCTTGGATTTATTCCTGGTCTTCAATTGGCTGGTGTTGTTGGGACAGCACTACAGGCTGCAGGAGGTATATCAGAAGCTGCTGGAGAGGCTGTAGATACTGTAAAAAAAATTCAAACAGATTCAAAACCAACAGATCCTCCACAACTTCAACAGACAGCACAGGCATCTCTTGCTGGTTCTTTTGCTGCTACAAGATAATTTTTAATTTATTTTTTTTAATTTATTTTTTTATATTGATTACATTATAAAATATGTCTTCAGGATTTTTCGTAGCTGATAACAAGATTCCACTTAAAGAGGATTATGTTGCTATTCCATCTCAAAATGGCCTTACCTATGATGCTCAAAAAGTCATTGAATTTTACATTCCTCCTAATGTAGAATATTTCAAGCCCCAGAACTCTTACCTCCAATTTGACCTAACTATAGCACAAGACCCCAGTGCTTCCAATACACGTCTACAGTTAGATGAACTCATCGGTGCACAAATTTTACTGGATACGGTGAGAATTCACTCTGGGGACAAATCCGAATTACTTGAGGAAATTAGACACTACCCAGTTCATGTAGCTATGAAGTATGCTTACCATTCGAATGAAACTCTAAAAAATCTTAGAGCATTAAATGAAGGTGCTGGAGTATGGACTCCTGATTCTCGTGGGTCTCGTGGTTCTACTAAGTCTCAACTAGCAAATCATAAATATTCTCCATATTACAGTAATGTATCTGCTGACCCTACTAGTGAAGCATTTACGAACTCAAATAAATATACTCAATGTAAGATCAAGCTTCCACTCCATACTGGACTTTTCCAAAATGACAAGATTGTACCAAATGGATTAATGAATGGTTTATTTGTTTCTATTCTTACATCAGAAAATAAGAAATGCTTCCGTCAATTAGATTCAGTCAATGAACATCGTAGGCTTACACTCAATCCACTTTTCCATTCTCTCAATGGTTCTACACTTGGCCCAAGTTCGTGGGCTAATGGTTCTGAAACCGATACTTTTTACATTAAGCACGATAACAATAATTGGGAAGTTGATAATTTCCCTCTAGTTGTTGGAGAAACATTTAAATTTGGTTCAACAGATTCTAATTTTACCCATGATCTTGGAGGAGTTGTTAGTATTAAGCAGATTGAAACTTCTGGAACTGGAGCAAACAAATATGTTAAAATTACTCTTAATGCTTCTGCTACAAATAATGGTTCAGATATTACGAATGCTGGAAATATGTATTTATATTCTACAGCAGTTTCAGAAGCTACATCATACAACCCTACATATTCGATGAGTAATGTAGAACTTGTTCTCAATCAAATTGACCTTGGTCCCAATGCTCAAAAGGAAGCAATGGCTGATATGAAAGCTGGTAAAATGATGGTTTATGATTTCCTTTCAACTCAAGTATATAATTATTCTCAACTCAAGGGGGACCGTGTAGCAAATATTGGAATCCCTGGTAATCATCAAAGAGCTAAGTCTGTTATCTGTGTCCCTACAGATGCTTCTGTTTATGCCCCCAAGAATCAGATTTCATGTAGTGGAACTTATGAAATTCATTCTAACAGTCAAGACCATAAATTACTTTCTTCTCAGAGTGGTATTGCTGGTATGTCTAACAGACTTACAGAATATTTCTTTTTCTATGATGGACGTAATCAACCTTCGTTGAATGTCAATACAGAAAAAATTTCTTCAAAATCGTCGGTTGATGCGATTGCTTTATTGGAACTAGATAAGGCTCTTGATGCTGCTGGTATGCCTGCTCTACAGATGTCAAGATTCAATGAAAATTTTGCTGTAGGTAGAACATTTTCATTAAATAATGGGGTATACGATATGAGAAATAAGGATTTACGACTCAATGTCCATTACCAAGATGTAAGCAATCCCCCTGAAAAGGATATGCTATGGTGTAACTTTATTTATCATTTACGTAGAATTGTAATTCGTGGAGATGGTATTTCTGTCGAAGTATAAATGTTTTTTTACAATATTTTTTAAAATAAACTCATCTAAAATAATATATTTTAAGTATTATAAAAATGAGTATTATCTATAACGAAATTCAACCTAGCAATATCAATTCTACACAAAAAATTTCCCACAAGCAAGGCAATCCAATTGTTAGTTTTCTAATTGGTTCTCAGCCTCATCTTCTTGATTGTAATACTGTAAGACTTTCTGGAGATATAAGTTTCTATAAGGATGCTAATAGAACCAAGCCTACTACAGCAGACCAACTTGGTATTGATGAAAAACTTGCCCTTTATTCTATTATTGATAAAGTAACTATTACATCTCAGAGATCTCGTCAAGTAATCGAAACCATAAATCATTATGGACGTTTCCTTGCTTCCTATAATCCGTATGTAGCCTCTCGTGAGGAAAAAATGACTTTTTCAAATAATCAGTCTCTTTCTGTACCAAACTATGAAACTCAAAAGAGAGAACTTGTAGATTTCCCAGCTACTACCCATGGTTCTAGATTTTGTATAAATCTTCCTACAGGAGTCCTAAGTTCAGGAAACCTACTACCGCTTGATGCTACAGCACTTGGGGGTGTGGAAATTTCTCTAACATTATCACCAGATGCTCAGGCTTTGTATGCTCTCAATGGAAGCACTGATGGTCTTACGGATGCTTTTTATGAACTAGAAAATCTCCGTCTCCATTGTGAATTAAATGTCCCTCAACAGCAGATGCCTCCTACTGGTCAAATCACTTACAATGCTATTACATCTTATTTCAATGTAATTAATTCGGCTAATGCTGTTGTAAATTTCAACCTTGGAACTTCAAGAACTCTTGGGGTTTTCATGAATATGTGTCCTTCAAAATATCTAAATAATTTGGCTTACAATTCGTATGCTACTACTACACCTCTCAACAGTGATGGTAGCCAAGCAGAAATAAAATCTATAATTGTAACCAAGGCCGGTCGTCGTATGCCTTTTAACTTTAATTTAGATACGAATGTAAAGGATAGTGCTAATACTACTGTTGTTGATCCTCAAGTGGTAACTTTTGCTCGTGATAGTATTAAGCCAAATAATATTAAGTCTCAGATATCTCCTGTAAATACTAACAGACTTTATACTGGAGCTACAACTCCTCTAACTGCTGAAGGAGGTGTAATGGAGTGTATAGGTATACCGTTTGACACGACTGGAACTGGTGTTGGTGAAGATTTTTCAACAACTCCTTTTGGTATCCAGATGGAGGTAGGGCTTGACAGTGATTCTCCCAATGCTCTTTTCCTTTTTGTCCATTCAAGACAGACTATGCTATATTCTC